GCTCAGTTGTATGAACAGAAGTATGGTCAAGTTCTTGAACTACAGCGCAATCAGGCACGTAGAACAAGACGCGATGATATGCAAACTCCTGCAAGTCCTGCAGGTGCAGACAACAACTTAATACCTAATACTAATTAAGAAAGGAAAACTACAATGTATGGTAAAAAGAAAATGATGGGTGTTGGTAAAGTTAAGAAGTACAAAGATGGCGGTGCTATCACTCAGCAACAGGAAATGGCTATGGGTAAAATGTCTAAGTCATCCAAATCATCAAAGAGTAAAAGTAAAAAAAGCAAGGGCGGTTGTCAGAATAGACTGTACATGTAATGCCTCTTAAAAAAGGTTCAAGCCAAAAGACAGTTAGTGCAAACATTCGTAAGCTGAAAAAGGAAAAGTATCCTCAGAAGCAAGCGGTGGCAATTGCATTAAGTCAGGCAGGAAAGAGTAAGGAAAAAAGGAAACGTGGCTAAACTATGTCCAAAGGGTAAAGCTGCAGCAAAGCGTAAGTTTGATGTATATCCATCAGCTTATGCAAATATGTATGCGTCTGCTGTTTGTAGTGGCAAGGTAAAGCCGGGTGGAAATAAAAAGAAAAAAGTTGTAAAGAAGAAAGCAGGTGGTGGTTTACGCAAATGGGTAGACGAGAAGTGGGTTGATATTGGTGCACCAAAGAAGGACGGAAAGTATCAACCCTGTGGAAGAAAGTCAACCAAGAATACAAAGCGTAAATATCCTAAGTGTGTGCCACTTGCAAAAGCAAAGAGTATGACAGCAGGGCAGAAATCATCTGCAGTAAAACGTAAGCGAGCAGTTAAGCAAGGTGTAGGTGGTAAGCCTACTATGGTTCGTACTTTTAAAACTAGCACTAAAACACGTGGGAAAAAGTAATGGCTGTAAAAAAGAAACGTAAGTCTACTGGTAAGGGAATGAAGGGTCATACTATTGGCGGTGGACAGAAGCGTCCTACCAAACAAGGAGCAGGTATGACTGAAAAGGGTGTGGCTAAGTACCGCAGAGAAAATCCCGGTAGTAAATTACAGACTGCTGTAACTGAATCTAATCCTACAGGTAAACGAGCAGCACGCAGAAAGAGTTACTGTGCACGTAGTGCAGGACAAATGAAACAGTTTCCCAAAGCTGCTAAAAATCCTAATTCAAGATTACGCCAAGCACGTAAGAGATGGAAGTGTTAGATGGCTATAGGTAGATCAAGTATACCACAACAGATTACTAAAGTACCTAGTAAGAAAAGAAAAACTAAACGTAAAGTTAACAGGAGAATTAAAAATGGCAGTAAAAGAGTATACGTATAATTGGATTAAAAATCCTCGTACACAAGAGGACGTTTTAAAGATGACTGGTAAACCTACAGGTCAGGGTTTTGGTGCTGCACGTAAAGGTCCACAGGTTAAAGGTGCAGAACAAGATGTTGTTGTAGATTATGAACCGGGTAAGATTGTAGAGTATAACGACTAAGGATAACTCTAATGAGTACCAGCGGCACATATAACTTCTCAATGGATATTGATGAAGTTATTCAAGAAGCAATGGAAATGATTGGTGGTGAACAGACATTAGGACATGAACCTAAGTCTGCTCGTCGTTCAATTAATCTTCTTTTACAGGATTGGCAGAATCGAGGAATCCTTCTATGGACTGCTGGTACTACAGTAGTTTCAGTTTCTACTAGCGTTACAGCTTATGCTCTTACCTCTAGCACAATAGATATTACAGAGGCAGTATTAAGTAGAGATAATACTGATTTACAACTTGAAAGAATTAGCATGGAAGAGTATCTCAAGATACCTCGAAAGAGTCAAAAGGGAAGACCTACACAGTATGCTATTCGCCGTGATCGCGCTAACCCTACTCTTTACCTCTGGCCTGTACCAGAAAATACAACAGATACTCTTAAACTAGAACAGATAAAGTATACACAAGATGTTAATAAGTCTGCTGTACAAATTGCTGATGTATCGAGACGTTTTCTTCCCTGCCTTACAGCAGGTCTATCATACTTTATGTCAATGAAGCGACCCGGTGTAGATGGTTCACGTATTCAGTTTTTAAAGATGGAATACGAAGAAAGACTTTCAAGAGCAATGGACGAAGACAGAGAAAGAGCAAGTGCCTATTTTCTACCACGATTAAATAAAGTATAATTATGGCAAGCAACAAGCGAGCATTAGCAATATGTGACACTTGTGGTTTTCAGTATCCTCATAGGGTATTGAAGATGAATAGTTATGGTATGCTTGTATGCCCTACAGATTATGATGGAGCATATGATCTAAAGAATCATCCGCAGAATAGGACTGCTAATGTACGAGATGACGAGAGTATTCGTAATCCACGCCCACCATTGAATAATGATCGAAATCTAGTATGGAATAATGCTACTAATACTTGGGAAAATTATGACACTGATTGGAATATGATATAATGGCAACACTTACTGGATCAACAATTGCAAATAGTTATAAGCAGCTTCTCCAAGTAGGAAGTAATAATACTGGACTTACTGGAACAGTACAGACTGTTCAAGACGGATCAGGTACAAACTCAGGACTGCAGCTTAGTAATTCTACTGTTAACATTAATGGAACATTTCAGCTTAATGGTGTAACTCTTACTGCTAATGCATCTACACTAAATAATCTAGCTGATCTTACTGGTGTTGTAGGTCTTGTTGCTGTAAGCGGTGGAGAAGTAAACGGTAGAACTTTAACTGCTGGTGCAGGCATTGCAATCACTAATGGTGATGGTACTGAGGGCAATCCAACTATTGCTGTAAGTTTAGAAGATACAACAATTAATGTTGCTAAAGTATCTGCTTCTATTGCTACATTTAATAGTATTGTTAGCGCAGCATTCTTTGTAGGTGATGGTGCAGGTCTGACAAATGTTCCATCTACCGCAGGTGGTACTGTTAAATTTATTGAAGCAGGTACTGGTATTAAGATTACAGTTAATGGTGCAGTATCAAGTTCAATACCTGTAAGTGGTACAATCCTTGTTTCTGCAGACCAAAACTTTGGTACAGTTTCAGTTAGTACTGCTCTTGCAGTAACAGGTGATCTGCTTATCTCTGGTGTTACTGCTGCAACAGTAAATGATGTTGCTGCAGTATCAGCATTAACACAGACAAATCTTGATTCAATTACCAGTATTAATACTGTAGTTGCAAATGTTTCAGCACTTACTTCAGTTAATGCTGCAGCTATTACAAGCATTAATACTGTAGTTGATAATCTTGACTTTGCAACAAGTGCTGAACTTGCTGCAGTATCTGTATTAACGCAAACAAATCTTGATTCAATTACAAGTATTAATACAGTTGTAGATGCAGTATCTGCAGTTACGTCAGTTAATGCTGCAGCTATTACCAGTATTAATACTGTAGTTGCAAATGTTTCTGCGCTTACATCTGTAAATACTGCGGCTATTACCAGTATTAATACAGTAGTAGAAGCAGTCTCTGCTTTAACAAGTGTGAACACAGCAGCTATTACAAGTATCAATACTGTGGTAGAGGCAGTATCTGTTATAACATCAGTTAATTCTGCTGCAATTACAAGTGTTAATACAGTCATTACAAATCTATCAGCAACATTAGCAACAAGCATTGCAAACCATTTACCTCTTGCTGGTGGTACACTAACTGGTACAGTAAGCGGTACAGACTTTTATGTAAGTGCGGTTGCTATTGGAGTAGATGCGCTTCTAGGAAAAGAACTTCGTATTGGTACTGCTGCTGTAGCAGACATTGTAAGTCTTACAGATGCAGCAAGTATCGCAGTTGACTTTAATACAGGACAGAACTTTGCAATTACACTGGCAGGTAACAGAACATTAGAAAACCCAACCAATTGTGTTGCAGGTCAGGTAGGAAGCATCTTTATTGTACAGGACGGTACAGGATCAAGAACACTTGCCTTTGGATCAAACTGGGGTTTTCCTGATGGTACTGCTCCTGTTATTTCTACTTCTATCAATGCAGTAGATAGGTTAGACTATATTGTACATACATCTACAGATGTTCACGGTTTAGTAACAAAGGCATATTCATAAATGGTATTTAATAATAATCTTCTTTTAGGTGCAGGTGGACAGAGTACAGGTCCAGCACCATTTGATCCAACGCTGATTGGTAATTCTGTTTGGTTTGACGGTTCTGCCGACTATATGGACAAAACTTTTTCATCAGGTTCTGCTCAATCAAGAATTGTTTATGCTTGTTGGTTACAAAGAAATGATTTTAGCAGATTGCAAAGTATTTTTACGGCAGACAAAAGCGGTAGAGCGGATCGTTTTGGTTTCCAAGCTGATGATACAATAGATATTCATCTTGAGCAAAACGGTGGATCAACAATTATCTATTCCACTAGTCAGGTCTTTAGAGATACAGGCTGGTATCATTTTATACTGTCAATTGATCTTAATGTTGCACAAGCCAGTGCTGTACAACTTTATGTGAATGGTGTTCAAAATAATGTTACAGTTACATTTGGTCCATCTGCTGGCGCTTTATCAACTATGGATTCATTCGGCAACGCTGCGAGACATGCGATTGGCAAACGAAGTGCTGCAAGCGATAGATTTTCAAATACATATCAAACGCAGTGTACACTTTTAGTGGGACAGTCTATTCAAAATGGTGATGTAGCTGTTACTGATATTTTAGATGCCTTTACCTTTGGTACTAATGGTTCACAGTTTACTCCTAAGTCAGACGCTGCTATAGCTGCTCTTGCATCCACAGCAGGAGGAAATAGTTTCTGTCTTGACTTTGCAGATAGTGCTGATCTGGGAAATGATATTAGCTCTAACGCTAATGATTTCACTCCTAATAGTATGAGCAGTGCTAATCAGTCAATAAATACACCTAGTAAATACTATCCAAAAGTTTCTAATATTGGTATTCCTAGCGGAGATACTGCTGCAAACTATACCATGGACAGAGGTAGTAACCGTATGGTCTACAGCGGTGCTGACCAGGGCTACAAAGGTTTAATTTCCACACAACTTATACAGCCAGATGATTCCCCTATTTACTGGGAATATTATTTAGAAAGCGGTTCTGTTGGTGGCGCAAGCGGTGGCAGAGTTAGTGTTGGACTATGTGTACCAAATTTTAATGTGGGGATTGGCGCTTTTTCTGGAGCAGGGGGTAACAACCCATCAAATCTTAGGGGCGAAATCTATGATAATGGTTCACAAGGAGCAACCACTGGAAGTACACTTATTGGTGTAGGGGATATTCAAAATCTTGCTTATGAACCATCAACAGGAAAAATCTGGTTTGGTGTAAACGGTACTTGGAATAATGGATCAGAAGCTGCATCAACAACTTTAAATCCTTCTGGGCATGATTATCAAGCAACCGTGCAAGATTATGTGTTCTTTATTTCTGCTTCTAGGTCTACAGATATTGGTGTTTTAAATTTTGGTGACAATCCTAGCATGTCTGGCAACATAACTGCTGGAACAGAAACTGATGCAAATGGGCATGGTCTTTTTAAGTATGCTGTACCATCTGGATTTTTTGCTCCTGTTTCTGCCAATCTTACTGCACCAGACTATCAAGGTATAGATTACTTTGATGCTACTCTCTACGAAGGTAATGG